CCGGCAGTCTGGCCGGTCTTCCTGATATTGGCGATTTCCTGCTCTAGCCGCTGCTCTTTGGATAGATTGCTGATCCGGATGCGATCAAATTCTTCTTGAGCGTCCTTGCGCGCCTTAGATGCAGCCCGCTCCGCCTCAATTGCCGCTTGAGTATTCTTATTGTTTTCTGACTGTTGCGTTGCGCTCTTGTTTTGTTCTTCGCGCTGCTGCTCAAGCAATGCGAGCTGATCGCGCAATTGCTGTTCGCTGCCGAAGATTCCGCCTTGTCCAGCGAAGCGCCCGCCGCGAGCGCCTACAGTCTCGATGCGCTTAAGCTTTTCCTCAATCTCATTGATCTGCTGGTCAATGGTATCTTCGCGCCCGACATTGAGCATGGCATCCCATGCTTCTGATGCGGCATTAGTTACAGCGTTCCAAGCAGTTTGGAGAGAACCAAGCTTGCCGGTTACCTCACCAGCGCGCTCAATCTGTACGCGAGCAAGCGCCTCCTGTGCAACAGCAGCAGCCTCTGCGGTTTTTCCTTGCTCCTGAAGCGCCTGAATCTGCTTGAAGATATCAAGGGTTAGGAAGTTGATAGATTCGTTTAGCTTGGCCGCAGCATCTACCGGGTTTTCTGCAAGCTTTTCATACTGAGCAATCGTGTCTTCAATTGCTGCGCCTGTGGCTTCTTGCAAAGCAACAGCAGCAGTAGCTACTAACTCAAACTGATCGGCAGCAACTTTGCCGGATGATGCTAGAGCCGTAAGCGCTTCAGCCGCTTGTGCCTGTGTGCCGACTACATCGTCAATCTCTGCGGCAAGATTGCTGAGCTGATCAGCAGTAACGCCGGCAGAGTTACCAGTGAGGATGATTGCTTTGTTGAACTCGACAGCTTCTTGCGTGCCCTTGGCATAAGCCACGCCAAGCGCTAATACCGCAGCGCCAGCCAGCGTAAACGGATTGATTAGTCCGCGCGCAAAGGCAGCAGTCTCGCGCAGCGCCGGCCCGATCCCGCCAAAACTATCCTTGATCTGCGCGCCTTGCTGGAGGAATACAGTTAGCGGGGATTGGCCGGCTTGCAGGCTGATGAAGATGTCGGAGAATTGTGCAGGAAGCTGACGGATAGCCTGGCGAGTCTGACCAGCACTCACGCCAGTACGATCAAGCGCCTCATCAAAAGCGCCGAGCGCCTGACGATTTCGGTCAAGCGTTGCCTTGAACTGCTGAAAAGTATCAGCATCCAGCGCGCCGGCAGCACGGAATCCGCGCAGTTTTTCTTCCTGCTTATCCAGCCGGTCAAGTGCAGCAACAACGGGGTCAATCTGGCCAAGCAGCTTGCCTAGTTCCTGCTGCTGCTGGCGGATCGCATCATTGCCCTGCTTGAATGCTTCCGATGCATTGCGCACCGTTTGGCCAGCAGCGCCAGCCTTGCTACCTACGCCAGACCAAGAGTTACCTACGCCTTGCGCGGATTGCTCAGCACGCTGACCGGCATCCGCAAGCCCATCAAGCGATAGCTTGGCCTTTTCTACGCCAGTGCTATCGACTTCTATGCCGAGCTGGGCGATATCCTCTTGAGCCACGGCCTACTCCTTCCGATGCATGATGGACAGCGCTTCCGACTCCATCACGCGCAAACATTCAAACATTTCTGGCTGATCCTTGCGCGAAACGCTATGCATTCGATAGATCAGCGGGAATACGCCGTAATCTAATCCGACCGGGCCGCTCATGCCTACGCGCCATTGGGTGCCTAGCGTCCGAAACATCATCAAAGGCAGCCAGTTGTCTGGCCACACAAAGACTTCTTCCGGCTCATAGTCATCTTCATCAAGCCCGAATACTGCCAGGTCTTCGGCGGATTGGCCGCCACCTTCATAGATGGCAGCCGCCGCCGTTCTTAGTTTCCCAGCTTGGCCTGCTGAATCTCAATCGCATAAGTACGCAAGACGGCCAGCCACGATCCTTGATAGTTCTGGCACATCTTGGCCACGTTCTCGGCGTTGAACTCGTCTTCAAGCTCCCAGCCTTCGCACATGGCCATTACCGACTCAGCATCGTTCATGGTGGACTTAATGAACTCTGCCATTTCGTCCTTAGTGCGATGCTTAAAGGTGAACTCCACCGGCACAGTGTTGCCACCATGCACGGGAAGTTCGACCTTTGCCTTAAAAGTCGGAGCAGGATCAAGCACAAATTTAACTTTAGCCACAATCAAGTTTCCTTTGCGTTATACGTTGTAACGAACCGGGCGACCGGACAGCGAGAAGGTCATGGTGCGAACCATCAGGTTGTTACGGGCGAGGGTCGGAGTTTCCGAGAAAGACAGATATCCGTTGTACACGATCTTAGATCCGTCTGGCAGATTCAGGCGCACGGCAGCGATACTGCGAGTGTTATCGTAACCCTCAGCAATCGGCACATAGGCCTGAGTCGGATCATCAGCCACGGTAAAGGTGATGGTCTGCGGGCTGCGGGTGGTCGGAAGCTGACGGTCATCGTTTTCCTCAAGGAAGCCGAAGGTCAGGAACTGCTGGTCGCCGCCAGTGGTAGCCACGTCGGTGATCTGCGAAACGCCAACGAACGCGGTAATTTTGCGCACGCTGCCGGCAGAACTGCCAACCGGATAGTCAGTGGTCGAGGTGGTGTTAGCGCCTTCAAGCGAAAAGGCGTCGGTAGTCGAGCTGATTACGCGGAATACGCGACCGTTCAGCTTGAGCCAGCCGGAAGTCAGTTCGACATAATCGCCGTTGCTGAAGCCGTGCGCAGTCGAAGAAACGACAGCGGGGTTGGCGTTAGAAATTGCGGTTACAGTTTTAGCCGTGCCATAAGTAGAGGCAATGTCTACGGTAGAACCGTTGGGCAAACGAAATGCCATGTCAGTCGCTCCTATCTCAATGAGATAATAGTGTTAGAATATAACCAGCGTGGTTACTGCCAACTCAGCGACCATGTTAGAAGCCGGGAAGTGCGCCACACACTCCCGGCTTCGTCGTTTCAAAGAGCCACATCGGCCCTATATGTGCAGCTTACAGGAATTGTGCTAGTAGTGGAATCCGTGATTAGCGGCCCAGGCCCCATTGGCGTAATGATTTGAACGGTAAATGTGCCGGAAGTTAGGCGAAGGTTTACGGGGAATAGCGCTTCTAGTTCATCAACGATTCCGTATGCAGCGCCGACACCTCCACCAGCAGGCTTCACAATGCTAACCTGCCAAACTCCAGCGTATAAACGGTGGATGCCCTCAAGATCGTCTGATCCGGTGCGTGCTGGCAAAGTAAAGCATCGTATGTAAGTCTCGCCAGTGTTAGGCGTAAACTTCACGTCTTCGTAATTGACGCGCAATGCAGGCGAGCGAGCAGCGGCCCAAGTGGCTAGGCGCGTTTCTAGCAGTTGGCGGATTAGTTTTGTGCTCAAGAGTTGGCCCTCACTGCATCGGAAACGATTTGCTGGAATCGTGCCAGAGTTACACGCACCATACCAGATGGCGCCTGTTGGCTATAGCCGTACTCAAGCGGGATCGAGTATGCAAGGTTATTCACGATAAATGCTTTCTGCCCAGCCTCTAGCGCATTAGCCGCATTAACCAACTTTTCAAGCGTGGCAAATCCCTGCTTATCGTAGTTAATCAGGCTTTGCCGAGATGGCTGGCTAATCGTTAGCTGCCAATTGCCTTTGAATCTGCCAGTGTCTACGGGCGACAGCATAATTACTGATTCGCCAATCTCGATGCAGATATCCTGAAATACCGCATCAATCTTTTCTTTGGTCTGTTCGGCGAACTGGCTAAGCTGCGCGGAGAATGATCCCGATAGTCCGCCGTAGCGGGCTTTCATCTGGTCGCCGCGTGCCATTATTGCAACCTAGCCTGCACTTCATAGCCGACAGCAAGTCCAGCATAGTTCCAAGGCATTACGCTGATAATATTGTAGGTAGCGCCGTCAAAGTTCAGCTTGTACTGCGGATCAAGTAGAGGCGTTGCGGCGCCGTTCGCAAGTTCGGGAGATACCAGGAACTTTACGTCGCTGGCCAGCACGCGAGATCCATCAATCTCCATGCGCTTGTAGGTATCGCGGAAGGCTGAGCCGGTGTAGTTAGTCGTGACCTGAGGCGTCGTGCCGGTAGCGGTGTCGTATGCGCCGTCAACCACAATAGTGAATACTGCGGTCGCGCCTTTGCCACCTTGCGAGCGTGGCGCTAGCTGGCGGGTGGCTGTGATTAGGGCGCGATCGTAGATATCAGCCACGGGATAGTCTCACCTGATTCTGCGCATTCATATACGCGCCAAAGTTTGCATAACTCTGTTTGCCAGCTGCAGGCCTAGTGACCCACGATTGCGCAGCGCCATAGGTTACGCTGATCGGCCCCACTGTTTCCGACACTACGGCGCCCTGCTTGGTCTCAGCCGGCACCAGATCATCGGCATGAATCTCGGCAGCAAGCGCCATTTGCCCCATTTTGATTGCGGCAGGGATCACGTTAGACGGTACATCGCCGGATTCTTCAAACTCGCGGCGCCGATTGCCGTAGACCATGCCCGCAGAAGTGCCCACGGTTACGCCTACGCGCGGCCATGCGAGCGGCTGGTCATACTCTACAAGCGAGCCCTTCCACGATAGGGCAGCCATTTGCAGGGCGGCGCGACGGAGTAGGCGCTCTAATTCGTCGCTATCGTCTGGCACGGTCAATCCATAGTCGGCGGCGTAGGTCGCTAGTTCTGCAGCAGTTGCAAAACTATTTGCACCTGCCACGATGGTGCCGTTTTCAATAATCAGCGTCATGACTTAGTAATGTCCTGAGTGACCTTGTATTTGCCTTCGCTGAACGTGATCTTTTCACCGTTAGCGTCTAGCGCCTGAGCATCGTAATAGTATGAGCCAGGCACAATAGTTCCGGAGGGAATGAAGTGCACGCGGCCATCAGTTCCGCCAGTGGTGAGCGCACCGGTCATTTCTTCTAGCTTGGTAGTGCCATCGGCGGGCGACTTGTTCGGGTCTACGGTCAACTTGAAAGCAGTCCAGCCGCTAATATCAACCGCCGCGCCACCGTCACGAATAACGAAAACCATGCGGCGCGTATCTCCGCGCTTTCGTTCGATATCATTAGTGGCGGTCATTCTATGTCGCTCCCTATTTCTGGCTCTAGCGTAGATTCAATATCATCCTGCGCCAGTTCAGCGGTCAATTCTGGCTCACTTATTTCAGATTCAATATCTGGCATTAAGTAAGCCTCTACTTGTTCATATATTACCAGAGAACCGCCGCCGCCACCTTCAATGCTATTTAGGTGCTGCCATGCCGTGCCACTTGGCAGCGAGCTTGATGCGGTCAATAGTTGCCATGCGTTCATTGCTGGAAGTTCCATACGGCGCTAGCGATCTGGTCTGCCGTAAGTTCGGTCGATACGTCCGTTGTGCCCTGCATAAATCCGACGGCATATCGCACCAGAGTGGCGGTCACCTCCATCGTG